TGAACATCCCACCCCTCCTACGCGCCGGCGACACAATCCAGTGGAGGGACGACGCCACCACTGACAACCTCGGCAACCCAATCGACAGCTCCACCTGGACGCTGAGCTACTACCTCCGCTTCAACGCCGCCAGCGAAGGCGCCACTATCGTCGGCACCCCCTACAACACCGGCTGGGCCTTCACCATCCCCTCAGCCACCTCCACCAACTTCGACGCCGGCACCTGGTACTGGCAAGCCCTCGCCACCTACAGCACCAGCAAAATCACCCTCGGCTCCGGCACCACCACCGTCGAAGCCTCCCTCGCCTACGCCGGCTCTCCCGCCGCCTACGACGGCCGCACGCAAGCCCAAAAAGACCTCGAGGCCGTCCAAGCCGCCATCCGCACCCTCCTCAGCGGCGGCAGCGTCAAGGAATACCGCATCGGCCAACGCAACATCAAGCGCTACGACCTAAGCGAGCTCCTCCAACTCGAGGCCAAACTCAAAGCCGACGTCAAGCGCGAACAAGCCGCCGAACTCATGGCCAACGGCCTCGGTAACCCCCGCAACATGTACGTGAGGTTCAACTAATGGGCAAGAAACGCCGCAAGCCCGTAAACAGCCACGTTGTGGGGCCTGACACCTCCATCGCTCCGCTGGCCTCTGCTGCTCTGCCGAGTGCCGACGCTAAGCCGGTACGTCGTCGCCAGTACCAGGGCGCCATCATCTCGCGCCTTACGGCCGACTGGCTTGCCTCGCAAACAAGCGCCGACGCCGAGATCCGCACCAGCCTGCGCAAACTGCGCGACCGCTCCCGCGAGCTCGTCCGCAACAACCCCTACGCCAAGCAAGCCAAGCGCACCACCCAGATCAACGTCATCGGCACGGGCATCAAGCTCCAAAGCCAAGTCCTCCAGCTGCGCGGCAACAAGCGCGACGACCGCATCAACCGCCTCATCGAGGCCAAGTGGGAGATGTGGACCCGGGCCATGAACTGCGACGTGGCCGGCCGCTACAGCTTCCACCAGATCGAGTGGATCGTCGCCGGCGCTCTCCCGGAATCCGGCGAAGCCCTAATCCGCCTCGTCCGCCGCCCCTTCGGCAAGTCGAAGATTCCCCTCGCCCTCCAGGTCCTCGAAAGCGACCTAATCGACGAGGAGTACAACGGCGGCACCCTCAGCTCCTCAAACGAGTGGCGCAACGGCGTCGAGGTCAACGAATGGGGTCGCCCCGTCCGCTACGCCATCCTCACGCGCCACCCAGGCGACTACTGGTTCCAGGCCGCCCCTCAGCGCAACGAAAAACACGTCTTCCTAAGCGCCGACGAGGTCATCCACCTCTACCTACCAGACCGACCCTTTCAGAACCGAGGCGTGCCCTGGTACCACCCGGTGATGCTCGATGCCCATCAGCTGCAGGGCTACGAGGAGGCTGCCGTCATCCGGGCCCGGGCCGGCGCCTCCCTCATGGGCTTCATCACCAACAACGAAGGCGAGCTCACTCCCGACGACATCGAAAACAACCAGCGCATCAGCCAGTTCGAACCCGGCACCTTCAAATACCTCGCCCCCGGCGAAGGCGTCACCGTCCCCTCAATCGACGCCCCGGACCAGCAGTTCGAGATGTTCGTCCGCAACAAGATCCGCCGCTTCGCCTCCGGCTTCGGCTGCTCCTACGAAACCCTCAGCCGCGACTTCAGCGAAACCAACTACTCCAGCTCTCGCCTCAGCCTCCTCGAGGACCGCGAACACTGGCGCGTCATCCAGAACTACCTCATCGAAAACCTGCACATGCGGGTCTTCCGCGAGTGGCTCAGCCTCGCCGTACTCAGCGGCGAGCTCCCCTTCGCCGACTACGAACTCCGCCCCGAGCGCTACGACAACCCTCGCTGGATGCCTCGCGGCTGGACCTGGGTCGACCCCCTCAAGGAAGTCAAGGCTTACCGCGAAGCCGAACAAGCCGGCTACATGACCAAGTCCCAGATCATCGCCCAGTCCGGCGGCGACTACGACGACAACATCGCCGAAATCGCCCGCGAACAAGACCTAAGCAGCGAGATGGGTGTCGTGCTCGACCGCGACATCATCCAGGGCACCCCGCCCCCTATGCCCTCCTCCTCCTCGACTGAGCCCCCCTCACCCCCAGACACCTAAGCCGGCCACACTTCCACGCCCCCTAGGCCGGCCACGCGATTTAAGTGCCTCACTGCCTCACTGCCTCACTGCTTACCCCGCTCCCCTGTTCTCACGCTTACGACGCGGCTAATGGACACGACACCCACTAAGTCAATGCGCGAAGAGGCCCAGCGCTACCGCGACTGGAAGGCCGAGGGCCGCAAGGGGGGCACCGAGGTCGCCGCCACCCGCGCCACCCAGATCCTCAGCGGACGCCCACTTAGCCCTGACACCGTGCGCACAATGAGCGCCTGGTTTGCGCGACACGAGGTCGACAAACGCGCCACCGGCTTCCGGCCCGGCGAAGACGGCTACCCCTCCCCCGGCCGTGTCGCCTGGGCAGCCTGGGGCGGCGACCCCGGTAAAACATGGAGCGACGCCCTAGTAAGTCGTATGGATCAAGATGAACGCAGTAAGCACAACACTGCGATGTCCGATGTAACTGAGCCCGCAAGCGAACGTGAGCTCGACCCCACCATGAGTGCCGTCCAAGGCGCCCTCTACGAAGCCCTCGAGGATGTAACCGACGACCTCGGCAGCTTCGGCCAAGGTTCCGGCGCCAACGGTGCCCACTACATGGCCGCCAGCCCCTTCGCCGACCAAGGCCTCGTCTGTGCCAACTGCGCCTTCTACGCCGGTCCCCGGGGCTGCGAGATCGTCGAAGGCGATATCGACCCCGCCGGCGTCTGCAAGTTCTGGATCATCCCCGAACGCCTAATTGACGAGGCCCCGACGCCCGAGGCCGGCCGGCCCTACCCCAACGAGCACGCCGCTCGCCTGCGCGATCCCTCGGCCTACGACCGCTTCCGTCGCCGCAACAATGCCGCCGGTAAGGGGGTGGACTTTATCTTCGGCATCAAAACCGGCGAGCCCGGAACGGACCTCCAGGCCATCCGCTTCCGCCTAAGTGAGTTCACTGCCACGCAAGCCCGCGAATGGCTGAAGAGCCACGACTACACGCCCATCCAATTCGAGGAGGCCACCAACACCAAGTCCCTAGGCAACGAGGCTGCTCAGCCGGCCGAGAGTGTGATTACAGAACGTGCCACCCCCTCGGAACTAAGCGAGGGCGACTTCGTGAGCTGGAACAGCTCCGGCGGCACGGCCCGAGGCCGCATCGAACACGTCATGCGTGAAGGCACCCTCGGCGTCCCCGACTCCGAGTTCAGCATCAACGCCTCCACAGAGGATCCGGCCGCCCTCATCCGCATCTACCGCGAAGGCACCGACGGCTGGAAACCTACCGAAACCCTCGTCGGCCACAAGTTCAGCACCCTCCGCAAGATCGACGCGCTCCGCAGCCTCGAAACCGCCCAGCGCGACCTCTGCGGCACCTACAAGCGCACCGAAACCACCAGTTTCCGCGCCTACGAGGAGCGCACCTTTGAGTTCCCCTTCAGCTCCGAGTACCCCGTCGCCCGCTACTTCGGTAACGAAGTGCTAAGCCACGATGCCGGCGCCGCCGACCTGAGCCGCCTCAACGACGGCGCTCCTCTGCTGTTCAACCACAATCCCGACAAGGTCGTGGGCGTGGTCGAGCGTGCCTGGATCAACGACAAAACCAAGCGTGGCTACGCCAAAGTCCGCTTCTCCCGCAATAAATTCGCCCAAGAAGTCCTTGATGACGTAAAAGACGGCATTCTTCGCGGTATTAGCTTCGGTTACGCCATCGACAAGATGGAGGAGCGCAACACAGACTTCGTCGCCACTAAGTGGGTGCCGCACGAGCTCAGCGTTGTCTCGATTCCAGCTGATCCCACGATCGGAATCGGCCGCTCTCTACTTATTGACGAGCAGCCCACGCAACCCACTCCCCCTAAGATCAAAGACGAAACACCTGCTGTGCAGGAAGTTCGCCAAGCGGCCTCATCCGCATCTACCCCCGTTCTCGAAATGGAAACCACCCCTGATCTGGAGGTGATCCGGTCCCAGGCCGCTGAGGCTGAGCGGACCCGCATCGCCGCTATCACCGCCCTCGGTGCTAAGCACCAGCTGCAAGACCTGGCTCGTGAGCTCATCGACGGAGGTCGCTCCATCGACGAGGCTCGCGCAGCCGTCCTCGACAAACTCGGCTCTACTCCCGTGGAAACTCCTATCCGCTCTGCTGACCTGACCAACAACGACCTGGGCCTCTCCGATAAGGAGACCAAGAGCTTCAGCTTCGTCCGGGCCCTGAACTTCCTGGCCAACCCGACCGACAACGCTGCTCGCCGGGCCGCCGAATTCGAAATCGAAGTTGGCCGCGCCGCTGCCGCCAAGTACGAGCGCTCCAGCAACGGCATCGTGGTGCCGAACGAAGTGCTCCGCCGCGACCTAACCGCCGGCCTGCCCTCCGCTGGTGGCAACCTCGTCGCCGACGAGCTGCTCAGCGGCTCCTTCATCGACCTGCTCCGCAACCGCCTCGCCCTGGCCAACGCCGGCGTGACCATGCTGAGCGGCCTGCAAGGCAACATCAGCATCCCCCGGCAATCGTCGGCCAGCAGTGCGTACTGGGTAGGGGAAAATGTGGCCCCGACCGAATCGCAGCAGGCGATCGATCAAGTCAACATGACCCCCAAGACCGTGGGTGCCTTCGTTGACTACAGCCGCCGCCTGCTCCTCCAGGCCTCGATCGACGTCGAAGCCATGGTCCGCAACGACCTGACCCGCGTGATCGCCCTCGAGCTCGACCGCGCTGGCATCTACGGCACCGGCTCCAGCAACCAGCCCCTCGGCCTGGTGAACACCACCGGCATCGGCAGCCAGACGATCTCCACCTACGGCACCTTCGACGAGTACATCGGCATGGAGACCGATGTGGCCACCGCCAACGCCGACGCCGGCTCCATGCGGTACATCATCAACGCCGCCGCCCGTGGCGCCCTGAAGTCGACCGCCAAGTCCGCCTCCGCTGTGGCCGCCGGCTTCGTCTTCGAGAACAACGAGATCAACGGCTACCCCGCCATCGTCTCCAACCAGCTGCAGAACAACGACGCTCTGTTCGGCGACTTCTCGATGATGATCATGGGCATGTGGTCCGGCCTTGACCTGACCGTCGACCCCTACGCCGGTGCCACCGCTGGCACCGTGCGCATCATCGCTCTGCAGGACGTCGACTTCGCCGTCAAGCAGCCCGCCGCCTTCTGCTACGGCACCTGATAGGCCCCTCCCCTCGCCTCCTGATCCATGTTCATCGAGATCCTTAGGCAGGTGATGATCGCAGGCGAGCCAGCTTCGGCTGGCTCCGTCCTCGACCTCCCAGAAGCCGTCGGCACCATGCTTATCGGCCTGGGCAAGGCGATCCCCGCTGAGCCTCCTAAGCCCTCGACTGTCGCTGCTGAGCCTTCGAAGCCGGCGACGCCAGTCGAACCCGCATCCCCAAAGGCCTCAAAACCTAAGGGCACCAAAATTTCCCCGCCTACCCTCGAGGACTAAGTCATGTCGATTCTGTCCACCGGTCTGGAGAAGCTCCAGCACTTCGCACTGGCCCCTACCGCCGTGCGCACCTCCAACCTCGACGGCACCGCCGTTGACCTCAACGATTACGAAGGCGACGTCGTCGTCATCCTGGATGTCGCCAACGGCGGCACCTCCACCCTCGACGTCAAGATCCAGAGCTCCGACACCTCCGGCGGCTCCTACTCCGACGTGACCACCGCCTTCTATCGCGGTGGTTCCGAAGTGGCCTCCTCTGCCGTGGCCTTCGCCCAGGTGAGCACCACTGCCTCCAAGCAGTACCTCGTCTTCCCAAAGGGCGCCGCCAAGCGCTGGATCAAAGCCGTTAGCACCACCTCCTCTTCTTCCCACACCTACAGCATCAACGCTGTCGGCGCCAAGAAGTACGCCTAAGCTGGTGACGGTCTAATGGGATGCATAGCCTCGGGTCACCGCCCGAGGCTTTTCTTTTACTTTCATAGGAATCTTTCGCTACAAACTTATGGCCTTAACCGAAGATCTAAGCGTATTCCTAGCCGACTTTGGCGTCATCTGCACAAGCGGTGCTGTCACCGGCCTGGGCATCCTCGACATGCCCAGCGAACTCGTAGCCGATGGGGTCGTACTGAGCACCGACTACAAGCTCACCTGTCTTGCTAGCGAGTTCGGCAACCTCAAGTACGCCGACACCATCACTGTCGCGGGCGCTACTTACACCGTCCGCGAAACCCTACTCATCGACGACGGCAAATTTTGTGAAGTCATGCTACTAAAACCGTAGGCCCTTACCTCCTCGCCAGCCTATGGATGCCCGCACTCGCGCCAACTGGCACAAAGTCCGCGAAGGCCTAGAAGCCGCCGGCAAGACCGACTGCTACCTCTACCGCCGCGCCTTGGCCATCACCACCGGCTCTCCCGACCCAGGCCCCTACGCCGGCTTAGCCCCTACGCCGGCGTAGCCACCACACCCCTAAGTCCCAATACCTCGTCACCGACTTAACCTCCAAACCCCAACACACCCTCACAGGCCTAGCCCCCTACGCCTACCTACGTAGACTCAAGGCACACCTACGCGAGGCCTTATGGCTATCTACGGCCTAAGTACTGACTTCAGTCGCAACGTCTACACCTTTGCAACGATCACTGCAGTAGGCACCTCAGAAGTAGTCGAGGTAAGGGGGTCCAACCTCACCTTCATATGCACGGTCACTGGTGGCGACATCACCTGGGAAATCCAAGGTTCAATCGACGGCTCGACCTGGGCCTCCCTCGACACCTCAAAAACCAAAGGTGCCGGCACCCACGCTGACTTCTACTCCGGCTATGTGCTCCGCTACATCCGCGTCGTCACGCTCACACAAGTAAGCGGTCGCACCCTGAGCATCATGATGGCTGCCTCTTAGGCCCCACGCCATCGCACCACCTTGCTGCCCCTCTGCTTATGACACGTCGCGAAGCCATCCTGGCCGCAGTACGCACCACGCTTACCGGTACGACAGGCGTAGGCACGCGGATCTACCGCAACCGTGCAGAGCCGATGACTCGCGCCGAGTCCCCGGCCATCGTCGTCGAACCAGTAACCGACATCCCGGTCCAGAACACCAGCCTGCCCACCCTCGACTGGACCCTGCGCATCCGCGTCGTCGTCATCAGCCGCAGCACCATTGCCGATCAGGCGGCCGACCCCACCATCGAATCGCTCCACTCCAAGCTGATGGCCGACCTCACCCTTGGCGGCATCGCCATCGATGTACAGCCGGCCCAAGTATCATTCGAGTTTGTAGAGGCCGACGTACCGGCTGCCGTCATCTCCTGCGAATTCGACATCCGGTACCGCACCTCCGTAAGCTCCCTCACCTAAGACAATGAGCAAAACCTCCTCTTCTGTTCCGGCTCCAGAGCCTACTGAGTCCGCAACCTTCGCTATCGAAGTACCGGCTGAGGTCTCTCAACCCGCTGCACCTAATCTGGAAGACGAGCAACGTGATCGTGCGGGTACGTGCCTGCTAGATCCAGAAACAGGTAAACGCACCTGGATCTGGCCCTGATCTGCGCTTTCCCCTTCGTAACGGATCAAACCAATGCCTCTTCTCCTCCGCAAGCGCCTCATCCTGATGAAGCTTGAGGTGACCTACGGCACGGACCCCGTCCCCACCGGTGCTGCCAACGCCGTGTTGGTCCGTGACCTCAACATCGTGCCCCTACAGAGCGACGTGGTGAGCCGCGACCTCGTGCGCCCCTACCTGGGCGCTTCGGAGCAGCTGCTGGCCAACACCCGCGTCCAATGCACCTTCAGCGTTGAGCTCGCCGGTTCCGGCACTGCCGGCACACCTCCGGCCTACGGTCCAGCGCTTAAGGCATCTGGAATGACCGAGACCATCGTTGCCAGTCCTGGCAGCGTCACCTACGCCCCCACCAGCTCCTCGGCACCCAGCAGCGTCACCATCTACTACAACATTGATGGCATCCTGCATAAGGTAACCGGTGCTCGCGGCACCTTCGTCATCAACACGACCGTAGGCCAGATCCCCACGATCGACTTCACTTTCACCGGAATTTACAACGGCCCCACCGACACCGCAGCCGCCTCGCCCACTTACGCGAACCAGGCCACTCCTGTCGTCTTCAAGAACGGCAACACCACCGGCTTCGAGCTCTTCTCTTACAGCGGCGCTCTGCAGACTCTCTCCTTCGACATCGGCAACTCGCTGGTCTACCGCGAGCTCGTCGGCGGCACCAAACAGACTCTGCTGACCGATCGCCGCTCCAACGGCTCCCTCACCATGGAAGCCGTCGTTCTTGGCGCAGGTGGCCACAACTACTTCACCGACGCCCTTGCTGATGGCACGTTGGGCAACCTGCTCTGGCAGCACGGTCAAACCGCAGGCAACATCATCGACTTCACATCCACCCGGATCGACATCGGTGACGTGTCCTACGCCGACCAAGATGGCATCGCAATGCTGACCATCCCGTACACCGCCGTCCCCTCGACTGCCGGCAACGACGAGTTCCAGCTCATCTACACCTAAGCCGGCTACGCAGCCACGCTGCTTCGTCACCTAGCCCCTTAGCCGCACCACGGCCTAGGGGGCTTTTTCATGCGCCTATACTCCTATTGCACCCAATACTCCAACCTGTGGCATTCATTCGCAAGAAGGTCAAGACGTTCAAGTGGCCAGTAACCGTCGAAGAGCCCACAGACGGCGGCACATTTGACTCGAGCACCTTCGACGCCACCTTCAAGCGCATCGGCCGCGCCGAGTTCGCCAAGCTCGGCAGCAAGAGCGAACTCGAGCTCCTCAAAGCCGTCCTAGTCGACTGGAGCGGTATTGACGATGAGGCCGGCAAGCCCATCCCCTTCTCTGCCGAAGCGGTCAAAGAGTTCACTGACGACCCGTACTGGATCCGTGGCGTCCTCAAGGCCTACACCGAGACCTTCGACGGAGCCAAAGCGGGAAACTGAAGGACGCCGCCACCTACTGGGCAAGCGGCGGCAAACCCCGCGTTGAAGACAAAACGGAGGACGACGCTAAGGCCTTCGGCCTCGTCCTCCCTAAGTCTGTAGGCACGACAGAAGAAGACGACAAAAACTTCGTGGTCTGGGAGGAGAACTGGGACATCGTCATGATGTTCCTTAGGGCCCAGACCCAATGGACTGTGTCGATGGCTGGCTACGTTGGCATGCGCTATGACGTGCTGCTAAACCCGGGCGGCCTCTTCGACCTATACTGCGTTCAAGACCGTCGCGAGATGCTGGAGGCTTTGCAGATCATGGAATCCGCAGCCCTCAGCGCCTTCGCTAAGCAGGCAGACACCGATGGCTAGGCAGGTAAGCGAGCTCCTCATCCGCCTCGGCATCGAGGGCTACGAAGGCGTCGACAAACTCAAAGGCGCCTTCCGCGACCTCGACAAGGTCGCTCAGCTAAGCGGTAGGCAGATTGACGATATACGCACACGCATCACAAACTTCGGCGCCGAAAGCGGCCGAACTGAACAACTTATCCGAGGCCAATTAGAAGCGCTAAGAGGTCTCCGCACCCAAGCCGAGTTCGGCAGTCGCGCCTTCACAGAACTCACCGGCGACATCAATACGCTACAAGCAGAGCTTCGCGGCTCTACTGATGCAATTGAGCGTCAACGCGAGGCTTTAGTGCGTAGTGCCGGCGCCAGCAACCAAAACGCCCGTGCCATCGAGCGTCAGATCGCCGGCCTCGAACGTCTCCGTCAGCAGACTCGCCCCGGCTCATCTGCCTTCGTACAACTAAGCAATGACATTCAACGCGCCACCGCAGACTTAGGGCGTTTTAAGACCGAAGCCAGTCAGGCCGCCAATACGCTTACGCAGATGCCCGGTGCATCATTAGATGTAATTGCTCGGCAGATAGGCATCCTTCAACGTCGGATGCAATCTCTGAATATAAGCACGCAAGAGTTTTTACGTTATCAACAGCGCATTGCTTTAGTTGGCACAGTGCGCTCTGCCACGGTTGGTCGTCAAGAGTTACGAGCAACAACGGCTATGTACGAAAGCCCGCAATATAAAGAATTTGTAGGCGAAAGATCCTTAAAACTTGAATTACCCGACACACTTGCAGCCATACGTTTTCGCATCAATGAAATCAACACCGAACTTGAAAACATATCCGGTTACGAGCGTCGCCGTCAACTAACGCTAGAGTTAAGAGAGCTTAATCGTCGCTTACGTACATCCGTAGAAGAAGTAACTTCTCAAGAAGATCGTGCCGTTGCAGCCATTCGTAGACGTATTGAAGCACAGCGTGAACTAAATCGCACAAGTGGACTTAGAGAATTTTTCAACCCCGATCCAGTTGAGCGCTCTATCAGACGCAACCGCCAAAAGCGTCTACGCCAAGGTATCCTAAGCGAGGCAGAGCAAGCAAACCTACAAGAGTTAACAGGCAACTATGTTGAAGCCTTAAATACTCAAGCGCTTGTTGCACGACAGTCATACACACGTCTACTTGAAGTCCAAGAAAATTATAATCGCCGCGCTATAGATCTAGAAGATAAAAAGAATGCGGACCTACTTGCATCTCAGCAAGCCGCTTTTGATGCTGAATTAGCCGCATTCGATCGGCGCCTAGCTCGGCGTGATGCACTTCTAAATCGTCGCGGCGTCATCAAAGCCACCTTGGGCCTAGGCGGTAGAGATCTGTCTCCGCTATACGAAACCATTGTCGGTGTAGGAACACAACGTGCTGGTGCTTCCCAACAACTTATGGGGCGCACACCACAACAAGCCGTCCAAGACCTTTTCGGAATCTTTGGCGGAAACCTCAATCGCACGGGAAACGGAACTACCGATACGATGCAGGATCTGCAGCGTCGGGCTATCCGCTACGCCGGCGGCTCCTCTGCTGTCCAACAGGCCTTTGCCTCTTTCGCCCCAGGCAAAGCTCCTGCCGAGCTATATCCCCGTACTGGCGAATCAGGCCAGGCCTACCGCCGCCGCGTGGAAGTATCCATGGAGCAAGGCGTAAGTACTGCAGTTACCAGGCTTCGCAACTCAGTGAGCGTATTTGGAGACAGTCTGAAGAGTGCAGGAAGTCAGCTTATAGCGGGTCGTACCGGCTCACCTTACGCCGCCATCAATGCGTTTAGTCAAGCCTTACGAAAAACGCAGGATAACATTACCAAGATGTCTCGCGGCACAGATCCAGACGACATACCTAGGCAGTTCAAACTTATTCGTGACGGGGCTTCCCGCTTACAGCAAATAGTTGATAATTTTGGCCGGGCTGTTTCGGGCGCCTCTACTGCCGTCTTGCAGCAAGAGCGTGCACTACGCCGCCAAGCAATTCAATTTTCCGGCAACGCCCCTTCGGTAATCGAGGCGTTTCGTGGCGTCCGCTTAGGGCAGACGCCCACAGGCATGCTGCCTCGGACAGGGGAGTCGCCCGCCGAGTACACCGCCCGCTTAGGCGTAGGCGTCGGGGCTGAGCAGTTCCGCCTACCTGCCATTCCAAATTTTGCGAAAGGCACCACACGTGAGCTACAAGCAGTCCGGCAGGCTCTCCAGGAGATCCGCTTAGACCTCGACCCCTTAGCTGCCAACTTCGAGGCCACGGAACGGCGCATCTCTCGGAGTGTGCGCAAGATCGATCGCGAGCTTGAAGGTCGAGAAGGAGGACGTCGCCGCTTCAGCGGTATGCAGTTCGCGCAGACTGCTGGTGCTGCCATCTCCGGCGGCATCTTCGGCGGCCCCGAAGGCCTGCTCGGCGGTGTGATCGGCGGGATATTCGGCGGCACCGGTGGTGCTTTTGCTGGTGCAGCTATCGGTGGTCAACTTGGCATGTTTAGACAGCAGTTAACTATTGCGACTGACTATGCCGCTCAACTAAGTAAGTTGCGTATCTCGTTGCGTGGAGTAGCTGGCTCTGCAAAAGAGTACGAGCAAGCACTGCAGGCAACTATTAACGCCGGCGCTCGTTTTAATTTACAGCCTACAGAAGCTACAGAATCCTTCACGCGCTTAGCTGCGTCAGTAAAAGGTGCTGGAGGAACGATTAGAGACACGGAGCTTGCATTCAACGCAATTACAGCCGCTGTCAAAGCGACAGGTGGAAATACGGAACAAGTACAGGGAGCAATGCTAGCACTTACTCAAATATTCTCCAAAGGTAAAGTAAGCGCAGAAGAACTAAATCAGATAGCTGAACGTCTTCCGGGTACGTTTACTCTATTTGCAAAGTCCGCTGGTAAGACAGGCCCAGAGTTACAAAAAGCCTTACAAGAAGGTAGTGTAGGCCTCAATGACTTTATGAAGTTTGTTTTAGCAGTAGGAGATAAGTATACACCCATTATGGATAAACTTGCCAGCTCGAGTGAAAATGCTGGCGAACGAATGAAAGTCAGTTTTGCTAACTTAAAAGTTGCAATAGGTGATGCTCTTACGCCCATAGGAGCCAGTATCCAGAATGTCACAACTCAGCTTATTGATATGGCTTTACGCGCAGCACGCGCACTCAAACTTGTTAGAGAAGCTGCTGGCGCCGAGATAACATTAGAACGGGGAAGAGATATACAAGGTCGTGTCGGTGAGGCCTATAGAGCCGTAGAACGACGTAATGCTCAGTTTACTTTTGGCGATCCTAGGCGAGAAGCCTATGCAGCTATTGATCGTGCATTTAAGTCCATAACCCCACAAGCAGGTGTCGAGGGCACACGACAGAATATTGCAAGCCTAAAAGATCTTATTGAAATTCAACGTCGTCTAGGTGTAGGCGAAGGCTCTGAGGAGCAAGTAGCACGGCGCATGCGCATGCTGTCCACACAGGGTGAGCAGCTTCGCAAACGCCTAGAAGACGAAGAAGCTCGTATGAAACGATTAACAGAGGCGGAGAAGGCATCTGTTACTAAGTTTGCACAGCCTACTGGTAATGAAAGTACAGCCGAAAAAGCACGTAAACAGGCTGTAAAAGATGCTCAAGTCGCCGCCGAACAAGCACAACGCCGCAACGAAGAGATCGCTCAACAAGAGATCCGCCTGGCTGACGACGTGTTCAAGCGTCGCATCGAGCTCGAGGAGCAGTTCTACCAGCGCCGCAAGGAGCTCGCCGACCT